ATATAATTTCTATTTTAGTGGTCTTGACGCCTGCCGTAGCCCTTGGTACATACTTGCCTCTCCAGACTATCCCTGCAGGATCATCTACTACCCACGTAAACGCTATATTGTCAAGTTCTCCAAGGATTAGCCCAGTAGGTACCACAAAGCACTCTCCAGTGTCGCATTCGGTGTCCATTCTTCTAGGTGCCCCTGCGTTGATAGATACGGAGGCTATCTGTCCAGTGTCAATAAAATGGATAATTTCAGGGTCTTTCAGGTGAACTAACATCTGCGATTCTTTCCTTATTGGGTCATATTCAGCGTCTAATACTTGGCTGTCTACCTCAAATTCCTTGCCCAAGTGGTTAATGTCTGTAGACTTGCCAATACCAGTTCTAGTGAGTTGCATTAGTTCCTCTCCCTTGAGCAGCCTCCTGTATGGCTCTCCCTCACTTCTATGGTCTGTAATTGTCTCGGCAGACGCCCTGACCAGCACGAACTTTCCCCCTACTGATTTGTCTAACTGGCTCACTTTCTCCAGATAGTCAGGGGTAAACCAATTAAACTGATTATGTAATTCCTGCAGTGTCTCTCGGATTTCTTTCATAGGGTTTGTGCCCCTAGTTCTTTTGGACAGGTGACCGTCCTCAAAGACAGTGTGCAGAGTGTGATTTTTGGCTCGCTGACCAATCTTTCTATGTACCGAATGGACGTGCTTTTTCTCAATGTTTGTAAGCAGATCCAGTTTGGTTGGTATAGCCATTTTTCTAGTTTCCTCCTCTGGATTGTCTACTGGCTCAAAATAGCATTTGCAGTTTGGGTGTGTGTTGGTGTAGCCCTTGCCCTCGCTAGGTGGGACAGGTCTCTGCTTTTTGGATAAATCATAAATCTTGCCCTCAAACGATGTGCATATATCGTCGTCGTCGTGGGCTGTCCTAGTGTACTTTCCCCATCTGGAGACCGTACTGGGAGGTATCATTATTCCCTCGTGATATGGCTCTGGCTTTACTCTGTACTTGCCGTCCTCTCCCCTGCTCTGCTCCTCTTTCTCTACCTGTGGGGAAATGTCTCCCTCCAGTCTCCAGTAGCATTTACAGTTTACTACGGTGTTGGTAAGTTCAGGATCCTCGCTGGGTGGGATTGGTCTGAAAGAATCGGCTAACAGGTTTACTCTCTTGCCGTCAAAAGCCTGACAGAGGAGATCACCAAAGACAGGGACTCTCACATAGACTGCCATCATTTTTTCCTCCTCAGTCTCTAGGACGTAGTGAGGTGGTAAATCAAATATCTTATCTTGCTTGCCCTCATTCTCATATCCCCTGACATGACCGACGGTGCCAGCCCAGCCCTCCTCTCCGTGCATAGATGGCTGAGAGTCTATCTTGCTACCTGTGGCAGTCCAGTTCTCATCATGGACAGTCTGTGTAGATAGGCTGTTTGGAATGGATATGCTCTCCCCTATTGCTAAAGTATCATCATTCTCCTCAAATAAGTCTGACATTTCTGGGGATAGTTCTGTGGCTTGATAGACTAGGCTACCATTTAGTAAATATGAAATAACTACATAATCCCAGTCTTTCTCATCTGAGGGTACCTGTCCTTTCTTAAAGAATTTCTCTATCACTCTGTCGTGCTCTACTCTTTCACTCATATCGCATTCATCTCCATTCTGAGTGCCTTGTAGGCTATAACTATATTATCCATTTTTCTACCATGTTCTTTAACTTTCTCAAGGTCTGGGGAGATTGTTATACTGCCAAAAGTTTTCTGAGAGAATCCGTCTAATGTACCTAATTGCTCATACTCCCTCAGCCTTGAATGCACCTCATTCTCCAAAATATCCTCTCCATGTCCTCTCCTATTTGTACCTCCATTTCTCCTGTATGTGTCAGTGTAAGAGTCAAACTTGAACTCTTTATCCTCATAGGCGTTGTCTACTGCTGTTTTGAAATTACCCATAGCAGTATCTAATTCACTGTTAGGAGTTAATTTGATATTATCCGTAACTCCTGTCCATGTAGCGTGTGCTATTTCGTGATCTCCCGTAGTGTTAAAGTCGTCCTTAGTAATGCCCATTCTCTCTAATTTTTTACGGGCAGAGGCGGAGGCATGAAACATACTAATTTTGCCTTTATTATTCCATGTACCCATAGTGATACCTCCTCTCCTGCTGCCTCCAGTCCCTCTGGGTGCTCCGTTTGAATGGATTGATATTTCTGTGATTTTCTGCTGTCCTACCTTTGGGGCATTGTTAAACTGTTTTTCATAAATAGCAGACTGTTTTTTGTCTCCCCCATTATACATGACTACGCCTTTCATGGAGTGCCCCTCTACAAAGTTATTATTCTTGAAATTAGCCTCAGTCGCCATGTTTTTTATGCTAGTTGGCACATATCCACGTTTAGCCATTATTTCATTTGTTCTTATTGTGAATGCGTCTGCTCTATCTTGTAAAAATGATTTGGTATCTTTTAGGAAATTCTTTTGGTCAGTGGCATTTCCCGTCATGGCTTTCTCATTTGATGGGAGTAGACTGCTATCTGCAAGTATGAGGTCGTTTATTGAGTCTCCACTGTCATATCCCCTTGCTTTTAGTCTCTTAGTAGCGTCCTCGCTTGCTTGAGAGTCTTTATCCCGTTTTGTTTTGTCTGCCTCTACTTTTGCTTTGTTTTTCTCCTCCCATTCGGCTTTACGGGCTGCAGACTCTTTCTCATGCTCTTTTTGAACCTGTGCTCTATGGGCGTCCATGTCTGCTCCTGTGAAATGCCCCTGCGTTGATCCATTACGATAAGTGTCTATAACTCGGTCATAGGCTACGATATGTGATTGATTATCATACCATGCCTTTGAGCCCTCCTTTCTCCTTGCCAGATCATCTACATACTGCTGACGTCTGCTGAGATATGATTGAATCTCCTCGTATTCGTATTTCCCTGCGTTGATTAATTTAGCCTCTAATTGTTCAATCTGAGGTTTTAGTGTGGCTACAGATTCCTCAAGTGCTGCGACATTATCACGCCTGCCCTGTGTGACGTTCTCGTCCTCTATACCCTCTCTGTCTTTAATTTGTGCTTGCTGCCTCTCTATGGCTCTCTCCTGAATATCCACTGTATTTCTCATATCATAGACTTTGCCGTTATCCTCCTCTGTGGCAGCAAATAGAGCCTTTCTGTCTTTCATAGCCTGAACTCTGCCAGCAGCGTCAGTCATGCCTGCTGCGTCTTTTGGTGCTTGAGGTAAATTATCATAAATCTCAGAACTTGGTGCGTTTCGTGCTACCTCTGGCTCTTGGATAGGTTCCTGTACTGGCTCTGGGACAGGCTCAGGAGTTGGCTCTGCTGTTGGTTCAGGTGCAGGCTGTTGTACTGGAGGCTGTTGTACTGGGTTATTTTTGTTAATCAGACCTGTACCATAGTCAGTAGTAAAGTTAGGATCGGCTCTCTGGGCAGGGCTGGTATGTTTTTCCCAGTTCTTCTTATCTCTGGCATTGACGCTGACCTCTTGCCCTTGGATCATCGTAGTCAGTCCCGTTGGCTTAACGGGGTCATTATCACGGTCAGATTCGCTATCGGAGCCCGAATCTCCCTTTTTGACAAACTGCCCTCCCTTGGTAGTTCCTTTAGATCCTCTGGGGTGCTTGCTATCATCATACGCCTCTTGAATCCACATCTCCTGCACTGGGAGATATGTGTCACATGGCACATACTCTGAGAGATATGGCTCGTGAGATGGCTCCTCCCCGTATGGCTCTATTGGAATATGCTGATTTGTAGGGTATGGCTCTCCGTCTACTCTCTCCAGTTCGTCGTTTGGCATTCTAGTGGAATCTGTATCTAAATAATTAACATCTATTTTCTCAGTCATGTCCAGTCCCGTAATTGGGAGAAAGTCTGACTCTACTCTGTTGCTGGTTCCTATCTCCTTGAATCCGTGTTTTTTAAACAGTCTCTCATTCTCATCGCAGGGACAGGTCAATCTACTGCTCAGTCTGGCTCAAAAGTGCGTTAATGTCGCTGATATGTAAATTCTTGAATGCTGGGACTTTTGGGTCTTTGAGTTTAGAGTCTGTTATGGGATTTGACTTTGAAAGTTTTGCTGGGAGGGACGTGTCTGTCTTTTGTCTCTTTTTAATTCCCTCCTCAGTCCAGTTAAGTCTAGGGTCTGATGGCTGAGAGTCTGCAGAGTTTGTCACTGATGGGCTGGCGTCCATGGAGTTCTGAGGCTCTGATTGGGATTGGTCTCTATATGATGAGTCATCGTTAGGATCACTGTTTGGTCTGCCTCCGTGGTCTGCAGCGTATGTGCTAAAGTCTGGCATTGGAGGCGGAGCCTGTCCTGCCATTGGTACCATTGACTGAGGCTGCATTGGGTTATACTGCTGCTCCATCTGTTCAGTCATTTCCTTTCTTAGGTTGAGTCCTGCGTCCTCTAGGAGTTGTCTCATCTCTACTGGATCCTGTACTGCTCCCGTGGAGATGGCAAGTTCAATAAGTTTGGTCTGCTGTTCTGTGTCAAGTTCTACCTTTACATCGCTGCCGAAACTGATTTCAGGGTTTGCCTCGTTCCATGCGATAGGTGTCATGCCACCGTTAATCCCTATAGGCATTCCATACATATCTACGGTATTGTCGTATGCCCCTCCTGTCTGATCATACCATGGCTGGAATAGTTTGTTTTGCAGTTGGCGTGTAATTGCCAGTGGGAATGAGGCTAGACCTATTTCTGTCTGAGCACTTGATTCCTCAGCGTTGGCATATTGGTGAGATTCCTCTCCTCCCTGCTTTCCTGTAAAAGTCTGCAGACCCTTGAGTATTTCACCCTGAACCATGTTTGTAAACATTGTAGGATCGAATGCTCTGGCAGCAGTTCCTAACTCCTGTACCTCTACCTTGTTACCAACTACAATATCCTCTCCCGTGTCCAGATTGCCAAGGTCTGCCGTAAGTTGAGCCCTTTCTGTCTGGGAGGAGTTCATGGCTACATAGACATTGTGAGGGGTGTATCTTCTTTCTGTCAGGTGCATGGTCATGGCAGTAGAGTATTTTCTGTCCATAAGGGAGGGCAGTTTCTTTGATACCTGTCCTGATGGGGTAATTTCCTCAAAGTCCCTAGTAGAGCACAGCGAGGTCATGACACCTGTGCCAAACAGTGAGGCATTGATTGGGTTCCACAAAAAGTGCATGATGTTTGCAGCGTTAAAGTAGCCCTGATATTCTGAACCTCTAAACTCGTACTTGTATGGCATTCGTTGTCTGTCCCACCAAATACGAGCACATGATGATATTGGTATACACATTAAGTCGTCTTTATTTCTAATCTGATTGATCCCCAGTCTTGGTTTCCAAAAGGAATTACCATAGGTGATCACCTCTTTTACTAGGATAGTGTCTATCCAGTCAAAATCTATATCCTTTGAGAACTGGCTCATTTTGTCAGTGACAGCCTCTACCTCTGATTTCCAGTAGTGTGCTCCCCCTGTAATTTTAGAGGACAGGTCATTTACTGCAAGTGAAACGTCCTCGTCCCTCTCTGCATAGTACACCTGAGTCTTGAATGGTATGGTAGGAGTATCAAAAGTTCTGCTGGTATATCCCTCCCTCTCGTATGATCCTACGGTGGAAAGTTCTGCTCCGAATACTGGCTGAGAGAATCCTCCTGCCTCTGCTATTTGGGAAAGTTCGGCTGCGTACTTTACTGAATTGACATTCAATGAATTATGAGGCTGTAAGCGTCCTGATGAAACCTGATTGCCACCTGAGATAAAATCTCCCAGTCCAGTACGCAGTCTATGAGCAAATCCCATGAATTAGATTAGTATGATTCGATAAAAGTGTCTAGTTATTAAACAGAGAATCCCCATAGGCTCTGTTCATGGCTGGAAATTCAGGTGAATCTATCATGAGTAGTAGATATTCAGGGATTGTCATGTCACTTACCTCGAAGTGTAATCAGGCTACTAATTATGTGATATAATTCATGCAATTCTTTTAGTTCTTTATTTGTAATATCATTCGTATAATTTAAGCCGACTAATAGAGCATATCTATCAAGTATTTTACTCATTCCCGATTCTCCTAGTATTGTTTGTTCTATCCCCTATACACCAAGGACATGTTTTATCTCCACATCCTCTCCATCTTCCTTTACCATCTTTCTCTGTTTTCTTATAGTCAGATCCAGTTCTTAAAGTTCTACTCATCAGGTATTTCCTCTTCGCTAGACCCATTCTCTTCCTCCAATAGTTCCCTCTGTATTTTCTTTGAATCCCTTATCTCTGATATTCTCATGGTATGTCCTGGTTTGTGCCTACTCATCCCCGATTCTCCTGTTTGTAATTTAGCCATTTTTTAGCTCTCCGTTTGGTAATTGAACTATATGAGCCTTATTCCTCGTCTTATTTTTTATCTGTTCTGGCATACTGTGTATTGGATCATTCCTTATTTAACTAGTTAAGTAAAAGGTGTCGGCACTATCGTAGCCTGACAGCACGGTTTTTTTCCCTATCGCTATAGGGTCAGGTTGTCTCCCTCTGGAGTTTTTTGAATGGGGACTCTCCTCCCATGTTGCGACACCGAAGTTAGCCAAGGGTTCGACGCCTTGGGTTATCCTGTCACTGCTGGCTTTCCCCGTGCTCTGGATTTTCAGCACAGTTGTCTCCGCCCTGTGGGGTTTGCAGCGATACAAGTTCGCCCTCTGTTTTTAAAGTGGTAATCTGTAGCCACTCTCTCGTCAGAATTGCAATTCCAACGACGTCTTTTATTCAATAGTGAATTATTTAAATGTTTAATTAAACTGCGTTATCATATCCTGACATACTCCCTCTTTGAGATACTTGCCTCCAGTGCCTCGCTTTGGTCTGTCCTTGTAAAATTCTGGGTGCACGATATTGGCACAGTCAAAGCATAACTGCCATTCGCTCCAGTTATGGGCATACGGGTTCTTGGAAATCTTCTTGCAGCCAGTGTGTGATCTATATCCAGTACATCTCAACGCTTACAATACCGTACTGTACTTTATTGTACCTAATTGTTGCTATTGATAATATTTGACGAATAGCGTCCTTTACGTTTAAGATCTACGCCTCCAGTTCATGTCCATATAATGACACTCTGGGCATTGTTGGTGGAGCCAGCAGTGTGCCTTTTTGGTTGTACTATGCTTTGTGGTATTCATACAGGTTTTACAACGAATTATTTTTCACCTTACATCTCATTAGAGTATCTCCCCTTGCCTACTTGCCTATATCCGTATTTTTGCTGATTGACACAGGCTGGACACATACCGCTATCCTCTATACATTTTTTGGCAGACATTGTGTGTCTTGACTCATTACAGACATTACACTTCATACTCACAGTCTCCAGTATGTCCCTTGGATTTGATACATTGGAGGGTAAATCTGCACAGGGCGTATCTGGCTATCATGTTTGCAGAGCACCTGTCAGGGTAGGTTACTATGTGGTTTTCGTGATTCATTACGCCTCTATGTCTAAAATTCCTAAAGAGTCGCAGACATGAGTTAATTCGACTGGAGGGTAAAAAATAACAGGTCTGTCAGTTATGATGAATTGGTTATCAGTAGGCATAGAATATAATTTGTTCTGTATTGCTTTTATTCGTCTATCACGCAGCCATTTATCGATGAAATTCATACTAATCTGACCTTGTGCTTGAGTTTCTCCCTATTATAGGATTTACAATATTTCAGGATCAGCAGGCTCTCCTCCTCTGTGTATTCCCTATAGCCAAAGTGATCAGACTTGTTGCTGTCAAATAGAGCCTGAGTGGTATTGGTCACTGGAAAGTCTGCTCCCATCTTATCCACATCAAACACGGTAACGTCTGCTATGCCGTCAAACTTGGAGATGTGATAGTCAAAGTCTACCCGATTGATTGGATTTGTATTCCCGTACTGTATGTTTGGCTCATCTAGCACCAAGAACTGTTCAAGGGTGTGAGATTTCCAGTAGCCAAAGAACCAATAGATCGACCATATTGCGTCTACCTTATTCCTGATGATAACGACAGGATAGTGAGTCTCAATGAATGGCATGAAAGTGGGGACGCAGTGTATAGAGGTAATGTCCTCAGTAGTGTGGAGGTTAGGTGTGTCCTTGTAATGCCTGATTATGGAATTAATGCCACATTTCTGAAAGCCCATGATGTAGGGAGATTTCATTGCTTCCCCTCATGTTTTGACAATAATTCTACCAACTTTTCATTCATACCCTCTACTGAATGAGTGCTGGATAACTGTTTAATTTCATCAAGTGTGGATAGATTATCCTGTATCTCTGCATATAGAGTATCATATTTTATCTGAACCTGTTTTCTTATGGGTTCATGTGGACTGTCCAATTCCTCGTACAAGTCAATTAATTGGTCTAGTATGTTCATGCTCTAATCTGTGCCAGTTCCTCATTTAAGAATTTAATTACGTTTCCTCTTTACCCTGTTGATAGAGAAAGAGCCCTCGTCATAATTGTTATCTCCTACCATGCAGTAGATTAATGCCATCATGGAATCTGGAGGGTGATTGAACTCCTTTCTATTCCTCTGTCTGCCGTCCTCTACGTCTCCCTCTTGGATTTTCTCTAGATCCTTTCTTGTTAGTTTGACCCATTCTTTAACTAGGAAATCTACCTCCCAGTTCTTAGCGAATGGTATCATTAGTTTGGGGACTTTAATTGGTGTGTCCTCTCTAGTCAGTTCTCTCCATGGTTCTCGTATATGAGCACAGTCAAGATTCCAGCCAATAAAGTCGATGAACTGCTGTATAATGGTAGTCTTATCTATTTGGAATCGTCCAAGTTCTGTGCCCTCCTCGTCTGACTCTTGGGATTTGGTCATTTGGGGTTTGGTCTCATCGCTGATAGTTCTACAAGAATAGAATACATTTTTTCCAAGTCCGTTAAATGGCTGATCATTTGAATCTCTGCCGCCATCTTGTATGACAGGTACCATGTCCTGTCCGTGTCCAATGTCGCCAACTGCTATATCGACTCCGTAGGCTTGAAAGGTCTCTGCTATGTGTCTGGCTTTGTCGTAAGGGTGGTCAGTCTGTGCAATCTTTTCGATAAATGCAAGTTGATACCGTTTTGATTTTCTCCAGTGCAGGAGGATTGCCAAGACAGTAGTAGGAGTTGTCGTTGAGGATCCAAAATCAATGCCACCGAGGACTCGTAGTTCGTTGCCATATTCTAACTTCAATGCCTTTACGTCGTCTCCTGATAAAAGGTTTAGATATTCATACGGTCTCATGCAGGCTCGTACCATTTCAGTAGTGATAGGTCTCCTCTCCGCCTTGTATGACTCTCCTCTACAGTGGGACAGATAGATTGATCTTGGCTGCTCTTGCTCTTGCCACTCTACTGATATTGACGCTGGTATTTGATACTCGTTGATTGCACTCCATCTAGTTAGGGGGATAGTAGCGAAGATCTCCTGTGGCAGCCAATATCCTCTAATCTCTGTAGCGTCTGGGTTCTGTGCTACCCATTTGCCTGACAGTATGACCTTGAGTTCCTCTGGGGTATTGATTATAATTCCATCGTTGCTAAATCTGAGTTTGTGTCTCCAGCCCTGACCTTTCCAGACTCTCCCCGTGCTAGGATCTTTGTAATCGGTATCATCATCATAGATCCAGTGTCGTTGATCTGATGAAAGCCAACGGTTATCCCATTCGGATCCAGCCTCTCCTCCAATGCCCAGCGTCTCAAACTGTCCGTGGGTTTGTGTGAGTGAATAAGTAGCGTGAGATAGGAACTGTAAGTCATGGTATTGTGATTCATCAAATACTAGATAGGCGTTACTCTTGCCCTCTACGTTCTTGTATTCTCCCTCGTCTGTGACCATGTAGACAACAGAGTCGTTTAGTAATTCTATGGTATCTACTGCAGCACGTCCTCCATGTGGTAGGAATTGTTTTAGGTTATCATTAGCCAGCATACACTCTCTACGATACCTCTGCCTAGAGAATGCTGACTTGTGCGGTTCATTGTCTGCCACATAGGTGACCTCAACTCCTGCCTGTCTAGTAGATCTACTGCCTACCTTATCTGCAGCATAGGTAGTCTTGTGGGTCTGTCTGCCTGCTCGTACTGTCTTGTTAGGGTGATTATCCAAGTATATCTCTGGATAAAATGGAATTAGTGCCCATGATCTAGTAGTGCGTCCCATGAACTTTCTGTCATGGAGAGCCCATTCCCAGTCATTCTTATGTAATTTTGGCAGTTGAACTATTGACTGCACTGCAAGACGTTTGGCGATTTTGTTTAGTTCTGTAGAGATAGTGCCTGTCATTATCCCCACTGATCTGCCATGGCGTCGGCTATTCCTTGAAATGTTCTTGACCTTGCTATACTAGTTCTAGGAGTTTGATACCAGCCTTTAGTATAACGATAGCCATTCTTAGTAGTGATATGAGTTACGGGTACTATGTTAGTGGGGACTATATTTGGTAAATTCTTTAACCATAGACAGGTTTTCTTTGAGTGGTCATGTCCATGGTGGTACGGTTGTATTATCTGTGTGTATTTAGGGAGATTAGCCAATTTACTAGGGACAGGGTTCTCTATACAGATTTTAGGAATATCTGCGTTTAGTAGACTCATGAATAGACTTGTGTCTATCTCTTTATTTTCTTCTTTATTTAACCTCGCCCTATTTCTACAGATGAAAGTACAGATAGGGTGTCCTATCATAGCGTCCCAGCCCTCATCTAAATGATCTAATACGTCTCCCTGAATATGATACTCACTAGGTATCTCCGATGGGAGTAAATCACAAGAATAGGCGTCATGTCCTTTCTTTCTAAAGGCTTCTCTAATTCTTCCCGACATTTCACAGGCAATTAATACTTTCATTTAATTATCCTATACCCAGAACATATTTTTTTATTACAGCCATGACACCAAATAACACTATTCCATTTTAACCATAGTTTTAATCTATAAGCAAGTGTTTGGGTATGTCCTAATTCCATTATGTCTCTAGTTCAGGCTCCAGCAGGGCAGGATTCATGTAACTTTGTAACATCTCTGGAGGTATTCTATCCAGTCTAGTATTGATGGCTTTAATGTCCCTCTCCGTGTAAATGTTCTTTTGCAGGGCTGCCTGAGTCTGCTGCATATAGCCAATAGATGAGGCAAGTTTGCATAATGTGTCTACTGTAATGTCTGTGCTATTTCCCTCCCGTGAGGTGATGTATACTCTCTTTTTAGTAGTAATCATAAATTCCTTGGTGAGTTCGTCGTGTAGTACCATGTTGGTACGGGACAGGTGCTCGATCTCAGACTCGGTTCTTCTCATTCCCACTTATCCTCCGCTAGGGCATTGAATAGATCTGGGCATTCATTCTCTATCTTTAGTAGTTCCTCCCAGAAATTTATAGGCTCTGCATTTAATACAGATCCCTCTACGATTATCTCATCGTTTCTCATACCCCAGAATAGGGGGTGGTTAGTTAAATGTGTTAATGTTTAACTACGCCTGCGATTATTCCCATACATTCTGACCATAGATAATGCCCCTATGGATAATTAGAGGGATAATTACGGTTAGATTGCTAAACGGAGTTCATTATGGGGAGATAGGGTTTATCATAGTCTGCTCCTGTTTTTGTTGAGATTGATGTTGTTGCTGCAGGAGTAGCATAGGTGATATTTCTCTATGTGTAGTTTGCCATTCATGGTATTTCTTGTCTCTTTACAGTTTGGGCATTTCATTTCTTTCTTAACTTGTTCCTCATAGTGTTAAAGTCAGGCACTCTTATGGTTCTACAGGTCTTGGTGCAAAAGTGGACTAGTTTCCATACTGTGTCTATGGGGATTCTAATCATTCTTGCAGCCCTCCATGTGATCTCCGAACCATTCACCGCATTCGGTACATTTTTCGTCAGACTTTATCTCATCTGGCATATCATAGCAGTCAAAGATTTCCTCAGTCATGGCAGTTACACTCACACCGTACATACTCCTTTATTTCCTTTACCTTTCGCACTCCCTTGCAGTAGTGATGTTTGTAGAGATAGCAGTTATGGGAGATTGTTCTCTCCTGTGTTATTATGCTCAAGGTGATACCTCTACTGCTAAAACATGGACTGTCCAGCCTGCCAAGAACATTATTAGTCCTGTGAGCAAGAGTTGTTTTTCACAGTTCAAGGTGCTATCCTCACTAGGAAATGAGGCTGGGTTGCTGACCACTTGTTGTTTTTGAATTTCAGTCTGTGATCAAAGAAATGTGTATTTTCTGCAGTAAGATGATTTCTCCTTAACAACCAGTGGAACCATTTTTGATCAGTCTTGCTAGGCATGAGCATAATAGTGGTATGCCCATTTTTAGCCTCATCTAATGCTTTCCTTACGAATCGTGTTAGTAGTGTGTCACCGTCCAAGTTCTTTCTGCCGTCTCCATAGGGAGGATTGACATAGTTTAGTTCTTTCCAGTCTATCTCTAAGCCGTCTGTGGCTCCTACTGGGCAAGGGTCAAAAAAGTCCTCCTCTGCTATGCCCCAGTTATTCCATATCTCTATGAATACCTCGTCAGGCGTAATGTGAGTGTCTGACTTGCTTGCAGGCATATAGGGTCTATCCAAGGTTCATCTGCCTCAGTTTCATGTCCCTGATAATTATGTGCAGTTCTGCTATGTCATTTTTCATCTTTAATTGATATTTGATGTTGTCATTGGCGTCTACTACTAGTTCGTTGATTTTCCTATACATCTTGGACAGGGTAGCGTCTGCAGCGATGGCTATGTCTCCCTCCAGTGGTTTTAATGACAATATGGACACCTCTCTACCACTAGATTGATTTCTCCTCCATGAAAATTATCATGTAAATCCTTTAGGAGTAATTCATACTGAGTTAGTTCAGCCATATCAGTTACAGTCCGTGCAATAGCCGTCGTCGTTTGAGCAGTTGCCTCTCTTTTTGCAGGCTCTACAGGTGCCGTATGAATATCCTTGAGATTGGTCATACTCCTCTGCCTCATCGTCTATATCGACTGATGAGTCGTGCTCATGGTCTAGGTTCAATCCTCGTCCTCCTCAAAAGCCTCTCTCAGATTACATCTACAGTGAGGGCAGTATTGCTGATTGACTAGCACGAATGATTTGGCACATTCTGGACACTTCATCATCTGCACTCCGTAAAGAGGCACTTGATAATGTCTGTATATGCCTTGTTTTGGGTAGTCTTGTAGTCAGCATTATGTTTGTCTCTGAGGTGGGCTTTGGGGTTGTTCACGCTGTATGATCTGCAAAGTCTACAGAAATATGTTGTCTTGTGCTTGCCTCTAGTCTGGCAGCCTATCAGTGCCTCTGGCTCTTTTACCATAGTGCTCATGTCGTATATTTGGCTCATTGTAATACCTCAAAAAGAGGAGAGGTTTTTGGAAATGAACGGTTAGGTAAATTTTCCTCTCCCCTCCTCAGCACTTGTGTTAGGTTACTGAGTGTCATAGTTTGGCTCCTCCGCTTTTATCGCCTTTTGGCAGTTGGTCTACGAATACAAAGCCTCTCTTTAGTGCCCATGCGTCCCTCTGGACATATAGATCCTCAATCAGGTCAAAGATTGTTTTATACTCTGAGATCTTTGCTACGTCTGATCTGTCTCTGATGATTAGGGCGTCAGTGTTGCCCATGGTAATCTCCACGGTAAAGTCCTTGGTGCCTACTAGGTCTTTTGGACTTGTTACGTCTCCCACTCTAGTTCTGACTGAATAGTAAGGAGTGTGCTGTTCGTCGCTCATGCTCCTATCACTCCTACAGTTTTGATAGTTTGGCAGTCTGGGTTTCTACAGACTACCTTGACTGACTTGATGTTAAAAAATACCTCGCTGTCCCTGTGGTCTCTGCCTACCTGTTTGCGTAGTAGGTTTGTGGCTATCTTGGGATTATACATTCCGCACTTGCATTCCCATGCAGAGATAATCAATTTGATACCTCTGGGGCTAAGACATATTCTGCAATATGTCCGAATTTTTGGGTGTGCATTAGTAACTCTGACTTGTTTTGTGTTTTAAAACCACATTTGGCAGACTTGCATTCTCCGTGTCTTAAATTATTGATTTGTGTCATTTCCAACTACCCTACAAACATACTGTATTTAACTCTTTAAACAATAAAATAAATAAAAAAGGGGGAGATTTAATCCTTGATTATAATTCGGTCTTTACGTCTACTGTTGAAAGAGTCGTTGATCTCATCAATAAAGTCGTCAGTAGAGTCCCTTGGTCTGTTTTGTGCAAAGTCCTCCAGCACGTCAGTATCATCTACTGTGCCATATTTTCTGAGTTTGCCATTCTGGGCGAGATAACTATGTCTGCATTTGCACTCACAGTCCTTACCGCAGCGATCTTTTAGCATTTCTACTGGGTCTCCCTCGTTCTTGAATCCTGCTATACAGTGGATATTCTTCCTGCAATTAGGGCATTGATACTTGTTTGGAGATCCACCGATTAGATTGTACTCGTTTCCTAAGGTGCCTATTACTTCCTCGCTCATTTCGAGAAACTAAACTCCCTTTCTTTTTTGCTGTATGTGATATTTGGGAAAGCCTCTAGATAGTCCATATACTCCCTAGCGAAAGCGTCATGAGAGCAATTCATCATAGCGACTAATTTACCTCTCTTGATTATTCCCTCACGGGTTACTATGGCTAAAAAAGATCTCTCTCTAGCCTTTCCTGCTAAAAATCCCTCAGTTGTTACCATGTGTGTGAGAGAGTGTATTACTTATTTTAATCTTTAAAAAAATAAAATATAATCAATATAATAATAAAACAAATTAATTATTTTTTTTTATTTATTACTTTTTTATTTAGTTCTACTCTCCCACACGTCTAGGGGTAAAAAAATTTAAAGTCTGTCTACTAACTGGAGATATAATTCAGCGTCAGACCAGCCTTTTATCTGTGCTGCAGTGAACCAAACTAGTCTAATCTGAGCATACTCGTAATACTCATTCCTCTTGTTGGTCTGCTTGACTCCCTTGCTAGTGTTAAAGTGCCAGTCACCGTCTATCTCGATGATCATGTTTTTCTTTGGGAATAACAGGTCAGGTATGAAAGTCTCCCAATCTCTCCACAGATCCTCTTTAGATGTATAGCCACTTGGCTGCTCCATCTGCCAGTTATGGGTCTGTTTGTTGATGAAGATAGTTTGATCAAAGAGAGGGAAATGCCGAATATTATTATTTCGTAGTAATACGGCTATTCTGTTCTTCTCTGTCATATCATGTCCGTCAGTAGAGTCCCACTCTTTCTGTGCTCTGTGAATAAATGACTTTTTACCGCTCATCTTATCCTCCACGACCAAACTGTACGTCCAGATATAGAGCAGATACGTTTCTCACACTCTGTAATTCTGCCCTGATCTAACAGTTCCTTTCTCCTTGGTCGGACTTTGTTAGGATCAGAGAACCCCAGAAATCTAGTAACCTCCAAGTCAGTAGGGCAGCCAAGTTTTAGTATGGCGTCATAGACTATCTTTTGAGAGTCGCCCAGTTCTGGCTTTATGTCATTGTAGGCGTCTAGACTTGTGGATCTCATCATTCTACCTTTACCTGTCTCCATCTGCCTGATTTTGTTTTCTCTGCCAGACCTTTTGACAGTAGTGACGCCATAATTCTTCTCACTGAGGACTCTGGCATTAGTTCTTTGAATGCCTCGTATAGCACTGGATATTTGCTAGGTTTTTCAATAAACTCAAAGACTGCCTTTTGGTTTGGTGACAGTGTTTTTGGGTTGTGCTGTTTTGTATCGCTTTCAAATCCCCTCATGTTTATTTTTTGGATCATCGTGCCATATTCCTCGATATGTAGATTTTAGCCATACTTTCAAACTTTGCAGGATCTACGTCCTTGTATAGTTCATAGAATACTGCAATTTCTCCCAGTATTTCCATAGGTGTGACTTTTGGCTTGCCTGTTGGCTCTGATGGGTGTGCCGTACCTTGAGCACATCTGTGAGGAGTGCCGTCTGTGTTTACTGGAGGCTCTCCCTTGACGTATGGTTTTTTCCATGCCAATAGAGTGCCACAAGTTTTACAACTAGGATCAGTCACTTCTAGGTCTCCCCTCCCAGATTGCTTTCTCTATTGCTCTAGTGTGTTTCCAGTTGGTAATTCCTATTACTGCTAATTCGCCTAAGATCTGATTAAAACTCCAGTCGTAGCCGTCTTTGTTGCATTGAGCCTTTATTTGGTGTAAAATATCGACTTCTTGATCGTCTAGTTTGAGGGTAATATCAAAGGATTCGCTCATGAGATTATTTCCCCCCTACTATTCTATCGTATGCTGCTTTGATTCTTGGGTCAGTTAAGAGAACTGCCTCTACTAGTTCGTTAATCTCTGTCTTACATTCAGAGGAAACGGATTTAGTAGCACGGTGTATGTTCTCGGTTACTGCAAAGTGATCAGTTAGTTCTTTTGCCATTATAGCATTTAATTATTTAATTCCTTATTTAAATGATTATGTAATAATTTCGTCAGGATTGGTGGCTATAGGCTTTTGTGAATTTGCTTTCTCCATCTCTAGTTTGTCAATAATGTCACGTTGAACCAAAATAGTCTGAGCCATAGAGTTGAAAATAATTGTAAATGTAGAGATGATATTTGCATTAGCCTTGCCTACAGTGGTCTGAAATAAGTCCATCTGTTTTTCAATCTGTGCAATTAATTCATCTTTAGGATTTGTCATGAGTTCTTTCAGTCACTTTCCTTATTTATCTATTTATACTTCCGTGGCTAGTGTTATGGCGGAGCCTGATCCAAACTGTACTTTCAAAATAGTCTTTCCACCTCCAGAGTCTACAGCGAATAGTTTTGCTCCATTGGCAGATCCACTTGGAGGGGTAGTAGACTCTCTAAATTCTAAATCTACACCGTCCTCAAGTTGTAACTCTAATGCACTGAGTTCAGCCACTATAGCACCGTTTACTTTGAAATAATGTTTATCGTTTGAATCTCTAGCATGGTACCCCATATTCCCTGCACTACTCGTAATTCCCAAGTTTCCTGACGGGGATAAACTTGTACTGATAAAAGTAAGTAATCCGACATTAAGAAGATCCTCACTGTCCATATCTAATCCGCCTGCAGTAAATTCATAACCTGTTGATCCTGCAAAAATAGTAAAACTAACGGTATTCAGGGATAATCCTCCTATCCCACCTGTAAAAGAAATACCGTCTTGTAATGTAGTGACAGACGCTCCTATACACTTGGTGTTTGCATGGGTACAAAACTAATGACGCCTACGTTTGCTCCGTCTACTCTGAAATATTCAGAGCCACAATAAAATTTATGT